TTGAAAATCCCTTCCCACATCTTCATGTTGCGGTCGCTGATTTCCTTGCTTTCTGCATTTTCTTTTGCCTGCTCTATTGCTTGCCACTCCGCATTTGTTAAAGGATAGTCTTTCTGTATTCCTTTAAGTATTGAAATCATTATATTATTATTCATACTTTCTCACTTTCCATTCTTGCACCGCAATTAGGGCAAAAATTCGTATTTCCCAAATTATGCTCGCCGCATTTGTCACACTCATACCAATACTGCGCGTGTGTTGTGTATCTATCCATGCTTATGCGTTTCCAATGCCCTGCCTGCTCTTGCGGTCTGACGGACGGTAACTGTTTAACACACAAATCTTCAACTGTTTCCACGGCTTCTTTGCGGATAATCTTTGCTTCATGTGTATCATCATTAAACCACGGACTTTGCTTTAATTCTTCGATTCCGTCAAGCACCGCCTGTCTGCTTATAGCGTCATCACACGGCTCTTGCTTTGGCGTGTACTTCTTAACTATGTCCTTACATTTCTGCATTTCTTCGGGTGTTATGCAAGGCATATCCGCTAATTCTTCACAAATTTTTTCGAGATTTGACACTTTCTCTAGTGCCTTAATTGCCAACTCGTAGGCTTCTTCATTTTCATCTGAATATCCTTGTCCTTTGATTTCTGAATACACTTTCAAAAACCATTGTCTTGCTTCTTCGTTGGTCATTTACTCACCGCCTTTATCCAGATACTTGATTTCAAATCCGTCATCAATAGCAATAGCCAATGTCTGAACGAAAGTTTCATTCTGTGTCAAATCTTCTCTACCGATATGCAGTAACATTCCATGCACCATTTCGTGAATAATCGTTCTCCTCTGTATATCTTCTGGCATATTCTTGTTGATACGGATTCTGCACTCGGAATAAGTTATCAGACCGAAATTTGAGTCCTGTCCTGCGAATGTATCATCTACAAAATCAACTTCATGTGGTATTCCGCAAATATTAACTCTCATTTACTCACCACCTTTCATTTCCAACACCACTTCTATTGCTTCGTGATAGTCTGGAAAATCGTCAACATTTGCTTTCAGATACGCAAGCACTTTGTCATAGGCATCTTTCTCTTGCTCTAACTCATCAAGGTCAAAGTTAGATATATGCTTCGACACCTTGTTTATCCGTAACTTCACGGGAAAAGTATCATGCTTAACACTTGTCAGCTCTTGCTCTGCACATTTGTCGATTACTGCAAGTGCTTCTTGTGCCGTTTCATAATCCATCTCAATAGTCGCTCGTTCAATTTCTGCTCTTAACTGCTCTAGTGTCGGATTTTGTTCAAAAGACCGTTCAAAAAGTATTCTGCAACATTCCCCGTCATTGTGTTCACATTCTTCGCAGTTATGTTCGCATTTGTCATTCCCTTGCTCCTCTCTATACTGCTCTATCTGAAAAATCAATTCGTTCAGTTTTCGGTTTATTCTCCGTTGCACTTCAAGTATTATTGATATACTTGCAAGGACATACAAACCAAGTAGCATTTCGCATATTTTGCTTATCACTTCAAGTGTTGTCATTCGCTCTCCTTTCATTCATCTGCCCTTAATAATCGACGCCTTTGATATATGCTGGCGGTTCTGTTAATCTGTTCGCTCTAAAATGAAATTCATCCTCGACTTTTTCTTCCTTAAACAACTCAATTAACTTTGGGCACTTACCAAGTTCTATGACTCGCATACATGGCAAACAATGGTCACGACAAATAACATCAGATAAATACCGACTCTTTCTTCCGGTTGGATAATCATTGCGTATATGACAAGTCCGAATAATATGTTTAATATCTTTGTCAGTTATCATATCTTTCCTTTCTACCAACCGGTAGCGATATCAATTTGATTTTTATTTACTTCGGCAAAAGCTCCAGTATCAAGAACAATACCTTCACCAAGGCTTGTTTCAATAACCGCCCCGTATGGATGCACATCAAATGGAGCTGCAACTATAACATAATGACCAAACATCTTGACTCCATCTTCCCGCAACCAATATTGACCATATATACCCCGGTCATGAGCCTTCTCAACAATATTCTCCATAGGTAAGTTATAATAGGTTTCCCTATGGCCATTGAATTGCACAGTGCCGATGTCCGCATTAAGCATAACAACTGCAAAAAATATATATCCAAACCAACCTATCCATCTTTTCATGAACCATCCTCCTTCATTCTAAAATGTGATCTATCTTCCGGATCCGGAGAAAAGACCATAACGCTATGAGATCCATCTGTCACTTCTGTCATAAGACCGGGAAGCATACCTTTCATTTCTTCCTTGCGTATCTCTACTAACTGCTTCAAGCTAATTTTTTGTTCTTCCATTTTTACAATCCTCCTACAACAAATCAAATATGTAATCCATTTCTAATCCATAATAACCCAGCATCATATCCTCTACATCATCATATCCACCTCCATTCTCGAGAATATCATACAATTCCTGACGGGCTTCTTCCCTATGCTGCTGTGCTTCTTCTTTATTATCTCCATCCCGGTTCATTAAAACTTTTTCAAATTCAGTTATCATAGCACATCTCCTTTCATAGGGTATTCACAAGTATATAATCCATTACAAATTGTTCTTCGTATCGACCAGTCTTAATCCCCTTTTCACATTCTCTAACAAGACGTAGTATGCCAACCAGTTCTCCGATCCTATATTTGCCTTTATGTCGCAGGGCGTTATTGATTTGCCATTGAGTAAGGCCGGTAGTCTTAGATAGATCCTTCGTAGTCTCACAACTTTGAATTTGTAAGACTGCTTTTGTATTGTTATATAATACAGTTAGCATTACCATTACAGCTTCTCCAACTGCTTTACATTGTTCATACAAATCAAAACAGCTGGGATCTCGATCCAATATCGCATCCACAAAATCAAATATAGCATCCTTAGGCGGAGTATATATTGTCCCATCCGTAAGAAGCTGCTGAAAAACCATGTCGTAGTCCGCCAGCTTCATTCCTGCGCCATATTGCTTGATTTTGTCGATTTCCAATAAACAATGCCCATAATCATTTTCACAAGCCTCTATGAGCTTGTCACAATTATTATTTGATAGGGTAATCTCCTTTTGTATGTATTTCTTTAGTATTTGCGGTTTTAAGGCCTCAAATTCGCAAATAGTATCTTTATATGCCTTGTAGAATTTGGTGCGCTTATCGAGGCTATTAAGCAACAATATCAAGCAATTATTCTTTAACAACCCATTATTGAGTTGATCTTGGATCTTTTCATTGTTGATTATCTCCCGGTCATCCCGAATAACGTACAGGCTGTTCTTAGTAAACATTTGCCGCGATTGCAGGATCCCATATATATCTGTTATGCTATCAACATATTTTATATCTAATGTCAGTACTTCGGCTATCTTGTTAATATAAATACGCTGCACCGCCCATTCAGATCCGGAGAATATCAAAAACGATGGAATATCTTTTGTTTGGATATAGTGTTTGATTGTGTTAACATCCATTACATCCATTCCTTTCTAATATCTAATATCCACAAATCCACCACGCCAGCTTTTGAGATCCCTTTAATCCGGAGATCCTTCAAATAGGTGCTAGTCACAAGCATACCTTTCATATAATAATTTTCTCCGGTACTGGTATAGCGATCATAACAAATTTTGATAAACAATTTGAAAAACAATTTCAAATCATACCCGGTCGCATCTTCTTTGAGCTTTAATTGATCCGCCAGCTTAAATACATTTGCACCATTCACCGTAGATATATTATCTACCGTTTTATTGACAAAGTTAAAAAACTCTTCTATGTTGTATGAATATAGCAGATCAATCTCTCCCGGTGTCTCACAAGCATCGACAGCTTTTATAATATCGTTTTTATATCCCTTAAGATCCGCATACTCCTGTAACTGGCTTGGAAGATAAGGCTGCATCAATAATATAGTAGCCCTGCTCCGGATAGTTTCTAATGTATTATTAACATCAATCAAAGTCATGATAATATATACATTTTTAGGTGGCTCTTCCGTCACCTTCAACAAAGCATTTTTTGCTGGCGTTGACATATCATCTGCATCCGGAATAAGACATACATGATTTGTGCCAGCTAACTTATTACTATCCACTATGAGCTGCCGAACATCATCTACAGTCTTACCATATACACTAAAAATATTTTCCATGCTACTAGTTTGACTATTATCAAACTGCTCTCGAATATATTGAAACATTTCCTTCTTGCCACTACCTTCAGGTCCACAAAAAATACAAAACCGAGGAAACTTATTTGCCTTTATTAACCGGCGAACATTCTTTAATAATCTCTCCTGTCCTATCATTTTCTTCCTCCTTCTATAAAGCGGACTAGATATGCTTCAATATCATATTTGACTGAACTCGAATATTTAATCTCCGCGTTAATTTGCATCACAAGATCCAAAAGATCAAAACATATTCCTATATCATAATCATCGAGATCCTGCAACCATTTTGTATATTGATCTAACTTGGGAATATTAATATATTTCCAATCGCAGCCAACTATGACCTTTTGAACATCAAGCAAAAACTGCAAATACAATTTAACAAATTGCTTTAATTCTTTGCCCTGCAAATATAACTGCTCAATGATAGATATAACCTCTTTTGTATCCTGCTCGATAATCTTATCTGTCAAAGTTAACATATCGTCGTATTCAGCTGTTCCCAGCACATTAACTACATTCTGTAATGTAAGCTCCGGATTATATGCCAAACACTTGTCCATCATAGTGATGGCATCCCGCATCCCGCCATCAGCTATCTTAGCAATATAATCAATCGCTTCCGGATCAATATTAGAAAATTCACCTGCTTTGTTTTGTTCTGCATTAATGATATAAGTCAATCTCCTTACAATACCTGCATGACTTATTCTTTGAAAATCATATCGCTGTACCCTGCTCAATATTGTCTTTGGAATCTTTTGCGGATCTGTTGTGCAGAAAATAAAAATGGATTTTGCTGGCGGCTCTTCGATCAACTTTAGAAAAGCTTGCCACCCGGTGTTACTGATACTATGGCATTCATCAATGATAAATACCTTATATTCACTGTCAATACTTTTTGTCTTTGCCTGCTGAATGATGCTTCGAACATCATCTACTCCATTATGACTGGCCGCATCCATCTCAATTGGATTGCCTTGACCATTGTTGATCTCATTTGCGAAGATACGGGCACAAGTAGTTTTACCTGTGCCCGCACCACCACAAAACAGATATACATTCTTTATCGTCCCGGTCTCAAGTTGCTGGCGAAGAATAGTTTTGATGCTTCCCTGCTCCATCACATCTTCAAAATCCTGCGGACGATATTTGACTGCTAAGGTCTGTTCTGACATTAGTGATCCTCCTTCTCAACATAATACATATCCAAAAAATCATCATGCTTGAGCTCATAATCACCGATAAACTGGATCATGTCATTATGAGTAGATACCCGGACATATTTGTTCTTGGTTTGTTCACTAGCTGAGATCTTATATCCCTCGACCTGATTAGTCTGACAAAAGAAACAACGATTCTTATAAGTACCGACCATCAAATACCCGGTCTTGCTAATTTTGGTTTCGCAGCCATTCCTGAATATAAGCTGCATAATCTTACGATCCGGATTGTTAGATTTGATCATTGTAATGGTGATATCGTTGGCCACCCGGTCGCCGTACCTGCGCTCCTTCTTCATCCAGGTCATTTTTGACATGACTTCCTCTTTGTACTTGTCTACCGACAATGCAACTTTTGCTTTCATACTTACTTCTTCCTCCTTTTATTGGTTTTGTAGTGCATCTTGCATTTTGATGAAAGTTCTTTCATCGACTATATAATAACGATCTCCGTTATTACCAAAATCAAAACACAATGTGTTATAAGGCCTGCCCATTGCAAATGCTTCTTCCCGGTTTTTTAACAGCCATTCTTTTTTGATAGCAAAAGACTTTTTTTCCTGCATGCAGGTCTTACATTCAATAAGCCATTCATCTGTCAGGACATCTCCTTTTGAGAAGGCGGTAGCGCCACTATTCACAACCTGCTTTCCTCCCATCTGTTTAGCTACCGCCTTCTCCTGCCTGTTGCTATAAAATCTTGTCGGCTTATTCATCCTGATCCTTCTCTATTTGCAGGAACATAACCCCGCGATATACGAAAGAAAAATGAACCGGATAGACATCTTGATCAACAATCTCTTTGATCAATGGAACCTCTACTGCATTTGCCAGCTCCTGAATACCGGAGAAGACATGAACAAATGGAACATCCTTACCAGTGGAAGTATCATAGGCGCTAAATACAGAGCACATGCTAACTTCCGGGTGGCCAGCTTCCAAAGTTAAAGGCTTCTCAAATACAGCCTTGACCGCCAGCACCGAATCCACTACCTGATCCAGATACTGCTTACCAATTTCATTCATTGACAATTTCCTCCATTTCTGTGATTGCGCTCTTGATCACCCAGCCCGTCCAGGTAATCGCTTGCAATTGTTTTCTATATGAAGCCACTGCTGCATGCAGCTCTTCATCGCTTTCAAATGGGCTAACATACCCATGACCACCGCACTCGGGTCCAATTCCGAAGAACTGGGATATCGGATTTGTCAATCGCTTACCACATTTCATACAGGTACAAATCTTCTCCGCATATATATCCCCGTGCAGCTCCATCTGATACATCCCGCGGGTTTCCTTAATGATATGACCAATCATAGTACGTAAAGGCATTGGGTTATTATTGTTCCATTTTGCCATAAAATCGAAACCGGGATCCGCTGGCTTGGTCATATACTGCTTAACCGTGATCTTATACTCCTTCGTATCGCCTTGTTTTTGCCCCCCAGCGCGCTCATTTAGGTGGATATTTAGCCCCGAGCATAGTAAAATATGGATTTCACCGGAAATGGCCTTATTTTCGCAAATAAACGCGTCAATATTATCATATATCGTGCCATTAACCTGAACTTTGCCTTCCCAGCCCTTTAACATTGATAACATTTAATCCACCTCCTCCCCATAATCGCCATAATCAGCTATCTCACAATTGGGATATTCCTTATAGAAGATCTCAAACAACTCATCCGGATCCTCGGCTTCAATATTAGCTCCAAACTGCGTTCCATCAAACTTATAAGCCGATACCCAATATTCCTTCTTGTCCACCTCTTCAAAATCCCCTTCGCAATAAGGGCAATAGTACATTGTTTCATATGCTGGGAATCCCCAGTACTCGCCCCTGCTTTCCTGCACAGCTTTTGGCTCTGTAAAAATACGACCACAATCCAAACACTTAAATGCTGCCATATTCCCACCTCCTTAGTATATTGATCCCCAGCAAATATCATAGGGAACTTTACCGGACAATGCTGCATCCTGCTTAGCAAAAACATAATCCATATGTTCCTGAATTGTTCTGCCGTAGGTAGCTGCCCATTTGTTATGGAGATCTTCCCAGTACGGTGCGAAAGCTTCCTGTATCTGCTGACTGCAGTATCCGCAACCAAGTTCGTATTCAGCATTCTCCTGCATTTGCAGTTCATCCATCTGCTTGAGTAATTCCTTGCGTTCCCTCGTCATAATTACACCTCCTCGATCTTGGCGATCTCACCCAGCTTGTTATTGTGGTTAACCCTTGCAAGGTATCTTATCAATTCCATCATACCGGCTACTACGAATATTTTCTGATTGCCGTCCTTAAAGTATACCTTGAATTCTGACATAGCTGACTGGGCTATTTCTGTGGACTCATCAATCTCTTCCTCGGGCTGCTGTACCTTAGCCAGCTCACTTTTGATTTCTGCCAGCGTCCATTTGTAATCATGATCCGGATACCTGTCATGCATCCATACATTATCAATTGCCATATCCCAGTAATTCTCACCCGATACAAAACTGTGATATAATACGTTACCGGTCTTGGGACTGTAGCCATCGGTTGTCTCCTCTGTATGTGCCCACATACCGTGACTGCATCCAGCTGCTCCAACCTTAAAACAAACATAACCTGTAAATCCAAGTTCAATAGCCTGCTCCAAAAACTTCTTCATCTGCTTGAGCTGGGATACGGAAAGGGTGTCATTCCACCAATCAAAGATCGAAAGGTCATTACATACGGAAGAAATCTTAATTGTCCATCCTGCATGGCTATCATAGCCGCGATGAATAAATCTAACCAGCGATCCTTCGGGAGCTTTGTAATCATGTCCCAGCTGCTGATGCTCCTGAAGCATCTGAATGTAAGCCTTTACCTGCTCTAATACTACTGCTGCGTTTTTGTCTGCGTAATTTGTTCTTGCCATAATCTGTTCCTCCTTGTTTATAGGTTCTATAGTGGCTTGCCATCGTCAGATCCCAAGTTGCCATCTTAGGATGACGCCCCGAAGGGCGTTTCGGCTTTTATTAGTCTGCAATCTTTTCGAACTGCATCTCTACGATCTCAACTTCGTGATCCCAAAATGTTACATCGTAGATATCACCTGCTTTGTAGTGCTTGTAGATCCAGCTGCGCTTTGCATCACATAATCTGGTGTAGCCATACTTGTCAACCATCCACGTGCACATCTCCATCTTGGAATACATTGCTTCGGCTGCGCTGCCCGTATTCGAAAGCATTAACTGATCCTTTCCAAAATAGGACACACTTTCCATGCCTGCGAAGTTCGGATTATTCTCTCTTGCCTTGCTTGTTACCTTTACCAAATACCTTTTCTGCATTGCCATATTGCTACCTCCTTCGGTTTATAGGGTTTATAGGTTTCGGGGCATATCATGCCCTCGTAAATATTATACGATATATTTAGGATAAATACAACCCCAGTTTATAGAAAATAAAGGGGCGGCAAAGCCCCTTATTTCCTGCATTTCTAAATATCTAAATCCATTCGATTATTAACAAGGATTTCCACCTGCTCCATTATATCCGGATTTTCATCCAAAAATTTAGCTACATTGGCTTGCCCTTGAATCTTATCCTTTAACACTTCTCCTGTGTCGGTATTAGTAATAGTAAACCATGATCCGCTTTTATCAATAATATTGTAAAAGATTGCTTGATCAATTAGATCTGTCAAATAATCAATGCCAGTATCATAGTTAATTGTATACTGCCCAACGTGGCGACTTGGCCTGCATGATTTAGTCTTAACCATATTAACGCAAATCTTTTGACTGCTGGGTTCACCAGAACTTCGGGATAAAGCTTTACCAAGTTCATCAAGATAAGATCCTTTTCTAAATTCAATACGGGTTGTACAAAAATGCTTCCATGCTCTACCACCTGGAGTATTTAACAAACCGGGAATGGTTGAATTGATCTTATCTCTAACTTGGTTTATACCTATACCCATACATTCATTCTTTGCGCAAGGACCAACAACAGCTCTACTAAATCTGGTAAGTGCTCCAGATATGCCAGCTACCCGTGCGTCATCTGTAAGATCCTTTTCCAAATCATTCTTGCTTGTCAAGCAGGGAATACTATCAAGCACCCATAAACCGACTTCGCCAGTTTCCACTACATCAATTATCATTTGAAATATTTCTTCGGCTGATTGGGTCTTTGGTTGCAGCAATGTAATATTGTTTACATCAACCCCTATCTTTTGAGCCCATTCGGTATCAAGGGTATTTTCAGCATCGATATATAACACCTCCCGATCAGGATACAGGTTTTGGAAATTGGCAACCATATCTAATGCGGTTGTTGTTTTGCCACCACCCTCTTCGCCAAAAAACTCCACAAGCCTTCCCAGCGGTAATCCACCATACGTGATATAATTCATTTTTGGACTGGTGAATGGGATCCGTTTATATTCATATTCCGGAAGTCCACGCACAATAATTTCTTCCTTCGCTTCTTTGTTTATCTTCTTCATTATTTCATCAAGCTTCGCTCCCATTTTGTTCCTCCTGTTCTGTTAATGTAATATGGTAATATATATCTGCACCACAATGGCTGCACTTACAAACCTGAACTATGCCTTCACCTTCTAAACCAAAATCCTCATAACTAAAATCGGCTTGCCATATAACCGATCTGTGGCCACAATGAAAACATTCGTACATTATCTACCTCCATTAAAGTTTGTCATTTCTTCTTCTGTAATGCGGTGGGATAAAACTTTCTTGCAGCTCCCTAACAACTCCTGCGCATTTTCTACTTTGCCCTTTACCGTTTTATATGCCCGAGTATATGCTGAAGATATTAAAGCCTCTTCCTGACTCGCCAGCGCCGCAAGAGTATCCTTATCTGCAATTGTTCCGGATGACTGGGCATTGCGGTTTGTGTTGTATACTTCCTTGTATACTGCCTTCGCTATATCATCTCGGATCCCCAGCTGTTCACATAAGCCGCCAGCAAAGTATATAAACGTTGACAGGTTCATGCAAAAATCCTCCAACTCAGCAGTTGTTGGTGGGTTCTCCCCATTCTTCAAACAATCCTTAATGAATAAAACATAATCATCAAGATCCTGCACATAAGGCTTGATGATATCATCTACTATTTCATCTAATTGCTGGGAATTTATTTCTATTCTTCCCTTAATCATCTCCAGTTGCTTGATATCATCTTTTTTAATTTCGTATTTCATAAGATCACCTCCTCAAAAAACGATGTCATATCATATTCGAAAAACACCCTTTTTCTTTTTCCAGATATAGGTTTCAAAATCATATTATATGGATCCGCATCATATCTAATGCTTTTGTAGCCCTGCTCTTTCATATGCTCTAATGCTTGTATAGGAATAAACAAAGTAACCTGCTTATCTATAAACCAGCAAATAATGCCAGCATGCACCCCCGATATTTTTGATTTTTGTAACATGCCATTCCATTGAGTAGTAGTAATATTAGAAAACGGTAAGCTGGCTCCCTTAACACTTTTGCATTCAACATAATATTCGTATGGCTCTTTATAGACAATAAAGTCACATATATTTGCTGCGCCCTTGTACTGCATTGTTTGATCAGGAATACGATCTATACTAACACCAGGAACTCTTTCAAAAGCTTCCCGTATTATTGGTTCAAATTGCTTTCCTCGGTTAGCCATCTTTTCTACACTGCTCCTTATAGCTGCATACAGAACAAGCTTTTTTCTCTACCGGGTTAAGACCTGAAAGCCTTGGTGGTACTTTACCATCCTTCACATAAGTATTTGTATTCTCCATATAACCAATGAGATCCTGTTTCATATCGGGAGTTACATTAAACAAAAATACTTTCTTGCTGCATATATCCCGGTTCTCATAAAGAAACAAAACATCATCTATTTCAAATGCAAGGCTGTATGCGGTTGCCTGCTTATAATGGGATGGATCTACCCCGGTCCTTTCATAAAACTTTCTTGTGCTTTCTGTCTTAATTTCCAGGATATAATACTTGCCCCGATACCGAATAATCCCATCGCATAAAAACGACATGTTGAATTTTTTGTGGTATAGCTTTGTTTCCATTCCCTGCTGACTAACCACCTCTATATCAGCCAGCTCCCTGCTCTTTATAAACTCCGCTACATCTATATATTCACAATTAATGCCATTTTGTTTCATCCCAGCAACTGCTTTTTGGATCCGTTCATGCCGATCGGTTCCACTTTCACATATACCAATGAAACTGCATTCCGGTGCTTTATCGTCTGCGTCAATTCCTTTCAACTGATAATATGACATGCGCATACAATTCATCCCACTTGGCTTAAATGTATTGGATGGCTTTCTGCCATTATTCTTATCAGTCATTTCAATAGACTTTTGCAGATCCGTTAAGAACTGTTCTTCCACAGTGAGCTCCCCTATGGTACTGTCTATCAATTTAACCAGATTTGCTAAACTTGTTCTTGCCATTATTCTTCCTCCAACAAAGACGGGCTACCTATATTTCAAGATAGCCCATCAATAAAATATTACTGCTCTTCCAATAATGCAATGACCTGCGTAATATTTCCATCAACTAATTTGATACTGGAGTCTTTGCCATAATGAAGCTGAATACTATCTCCGGTATTTGCCTTGAGCTGGGTAATAAGCATATCAATATCAATGTGACAGGTATATGGCTTGAAATTTTCATTTTCCAAATACTTCAAAGTCTCCACACCGTTACTGGTTTTACTGCTAATGTCAACTCCATCTTCAGTAAAAGTCAGGACAATGGCTTTATTATCATACTGGCCTACAAATAAAGCTATTCGATCTAAAATCGCAAGAAACGCTGCCTTATCCAATTTACATTTACTGTCAAATTCTTCTTTCAGTAAATCACTAATGGCATCGATTTGATAATCCTCTACTCCTTCCATAGAATGACCAAATACAACACAGTCCGGAGAATCAAATAACAAAACATCCCCACTGCGGATGAATTTAATTTTTTCACAAGTCATTACATCAAGTAAATTCATTGTTTCCGCACTGATAAGTAATGGATCCTCTCCAAATACATTTGCATCTAAGCTGGACACTTTATAAGTATCAGTCGCTACAATTCTTTCCCCTGCATAATATCTGGTATAAACCGGTACTTCCATAGTAACAGCAAGAGCAGGCTTAACAGATGCAAGAATAGTTTTTATTGTAGCCAGCGCAACTTCTATCCCTTTTGATGTTTTTACTTTTGCAACTGGATCCGGAAACTGAATTGTATTCCCTTCTTCATCTAATGGCAATTCAATTTTATAATCGCCATTACCTTTCACATTTAAGATCCCATCATTCACTTCTAATGAAATGGTTTCACAAGTCATTTTTCCAATCAGCTTACTAAACTGCTCAACCTGCACTACCACATAAAAATCTTCTCCCATTACATTATCCTGATTGATATACAGGTAATTGCTGGCATCTGTCGTAATAAGGGTAGCTTTGTTATTCTCAACCTTAATAGCCATCAATCCAGTCACCGGGATCAGCTTATTTTGACTAGCTCCCTTGATAGATCTGCTGACAAGCTCTTTGAAGATGTCAGCCTTCATAGTTAATTGCATAATACTTACTCCTTTCCTAGAACAATTTTTTTCTTGTTGTATCTATATCAGGCTTTATAAGCTGATTAAGATCCGCATCACTTATTTTAACCTGTTTAGGAACAGTTAAAAAACTATCTATATGAAATGAATTATCTATACGCATTTGTATATACAATTCAATTTGATTAACAGTATACAATCGGATCATTCGTCTACCATACAAGTCATTAACGCTGATGGGAATAGCATCTTTATACTCCGCCAGCTTTAACTTCACAAGCCTTTTCATGACTTCAGAATCCTGCATGGCAAACCATGATTTATATAAATTTGATTGTACTTGGGTTTTACTAAAAAATTCTCCTAGTCTAGTACCGGGATGTTTTTCTAACATTCGGTCTCCGGTTTTTACAGATTTCATGTAGAGTTCTAAATTGCAAATAGAATTGTCAAATACTTCTTCAAGCCAATTACCGTATTCTCTGGTGGTAGTAAGGACAGGGCTAACTGCCCTATCCTTATTCACCAAAACAAATGTATTAAGACATCTGTTCTTCATGCGCAACTTCTTTCCTTTCCCTTGTCAACAAATAAAAGATCGGAGTATCAACAGCGGCAAGAATAAATTTCAGGAAATACTGGCCTACCATCATTGCCCACAATGCCGGTCGCATCTGAGCATCAAATAACCATCCAAAACCAAGACCAAATGAAATACCAATAAACACTACAGTATCCCATATCTGACTTGTCATTGTAGAAGCATTATTCCAAATCCATCTCCCGCCCTTTGTACTGCCATGCTTCTTAATATACTTGTCTCTAATCTTATGGAAGATCCAAACATCCCATGACTGGGAAATATAATAAGCTACAAGAGATCCCACTACAAAGATCCAGTTCTGTCCCAGCAACATATCATATGCTCCTTGCATATCCTGATTTACTGCCGGTAATTGCTGAGTGAATATAATTAACAAGGTTGCTAAAATCTGTCCAACAAATCCCCAGCGAACACAAAGATTAGCTTCCTTCTTGCCCCATATCTCACCAATTACATCTGTCATCAGAAATGTAATTGCATAACATACAGCTGCTCCCGGTAATTGAATTGTTCCACCAAAAAGAGGAATCCCGGTTTCGACAGTCTTTGCCGTAACTACATTGGCAATGACCAAAGATACTACAAATAACATACAACATAAAATTAAATTGTTTTGATTTTTTTTCACTTCTTTTTCTCCTTTATTTTTTAATGTCGGTCAGGACTATAAAACGACCCATCTATTATCAAGAACAGGTATGCCATTATCTCCTTTCTCATACTTAGATTTGTTCTTAATAAATCACTTTGTTCAGTTCGCCATACTCAGCATACAAATCCTGCGCAGGCTTTCTATCCATTTCTTCGATCTCCAATACAGTAGTATCTGCACAACCGGCCTGTATAAAATTATATATGAAATCATCTCTGAATCCAATACCTTCACAATCTTTTGGTAAACCGGATACATATACCTTCTTTATATTTGCCCAAATAATTGCTCCCATACACATCGGACAAGGATAACCTGTTGCATATAATTCGCATCCAGTTAAATCATATGTTCCCAGCTTTTCGCAGGCTTTACGTATTGCCATGATCTCCGCATGAGCGGTAGGATCATTATTTGCTAATACGTGATTTGAAGATACTGCGATGATCTCCCCATCCTTAACAATTACCGCACCAAACGGACCACCTTTGTTTTCCTTCATTGTTTTTGATGCTTCTTCAACACCTAACTGCATGATCTCTTCTTTGGTCATTCTTCTTCCTCCTTTTTTAACGCGGGATCCTTTATCCCATTTGCTTCAAACGCGGCTGCCCTATCAATACAGGTACCACATTTACCACATGGCTTATCTGCACCATTATAACAGCTCCATGTCAACTCATATGGAGTCCCAAGCTCCAGACCCATCTTAACCACACCAGCTTTATTGAGATTGACAAGTGGCGCTTTCAAATGCACCTTGCCATAGGTACCAATAGATATAGCGAGATCCATCGCATCCGTAAATGCTTCGGAACAATCCGCATACGCATTACCTGCTGCATCATCAGCATGAGCTCCCAAGTATATATCAACTTCATCCTCGGGATATATCGCCATCGCCATCGCTGCAACAGAAGCCAGCAACAAACCATTTCTAAATGGCACATATGTTGACACCATTCCTTCTCCATTCTTTGCAATCTGCTCCGCATAAGAATGTTCCGGGATCTTTTCAGTGGACTGACTTAACAATGGACAATTACTGTCTTCCATGATCCCGGTATTAGATAGATCAATTACTTTATGATCCACCTTGTAATACATGGCCACCCGAGCTGCGCATTCCAATTCTTTAGAATGCTTCTGTCCATAAAAAACGGAAACCGTAGTTACGTTTTCTGCTCCCAGCTCTTTAACCGCCAGCGATACGCAAGTTGTAGAATCAACTCCGCCACTGTTTAACACTAATGCTTTTTTCATACTTACCTCCTTAAAATAGTTTTCTATTTTGGCTATATGGATTTGTTCCCTTGTAAGTATTTACCAGGTAATATAATCCATCATGGAGCTCAAATATACTTCGATCTTTTAATCGGTTTTTTACTGGCTCTTTATCATTGCCACCAACAACCCCGCAATTAAATACCCGCTGAATATGGGTTGAAGAATAATCAGATAATTTTTCCCGTAACAATGACATCAAATATCTCTTTTGATAACCTTCTGATGGATTTAACATGGTGGTTATTTCCATCCATATCTTATCAACATCTAAGGATTCCCTTTGCCCGGTATTTAGATAATGCAAAATGGATCTTCCTTTTATTCCGTGTAATGGGAAAATGATTTCGCCCATCAGGTAATTAGAAAGGTCTGCATATACTCCGGGAAGTATCAAATAATATTTAGTGCAAGCAGGAAATCGGTTTTGTATAACTACCTGCGCGCCCCTGAATACCTCTTCCCTTTTATCAGGGTCCACATCTTCAAGATTTAGATCGTATGGCTCTATAATTTCATCGGGTTCTAATATGCCATACTTTCCGGAAAATATGACCCAGTTTATAAAATTCTTGATAGCATAATTTTTGCGGATAAGAAAGTTAGATCCAACATACATATCAGCAGCCTTTGTCCTGATGCCTGCTTTATCTTTTCCACAACCAATTATACACAAGCAATCCGATCCATACATCAGAATAATTTCCTCTTCTTTGCTACCGGTTTATATTCGATGTCTGCAAACTTCTTTTTCATATACCGGGCATTATGCATAATTCTTTTGTCACGGCTATCTGCAAGCTCTTCAAGCGTAAACCCGAACTCTTCTATCGTCTTGTTAAAAGCTTCCTGTAATTCGGGTGTCAAATGAGAAAAATGATTAGGATCGTTTTTCTGCTGACTACTTACTGATACTACGCCAGCATCTGTCATAATAGATCCAGTTGCAGCTGTCATGATCCATGAAGTACTATCTGCCGAAGTGATCGGATATTTTATAAGCAAACTTTTATCGGTCATTCCAAACGCATGCACCTTTACATTGGGATTAGATGATTTACTGATAACATCAAAACATTGTTCCAAAAACCGATCTCTCACTTCAGCTGGCTTTCCTACCATACCGCCCAGCGCTATATACGGAATATGATCCCCATTCTCGTCTACCCATTCAAGAGCCTGCTTCAAAAACTCAATAGGCTCGCCGACATGAAATGTATATAACAGGCCTTCTGGTTTTTTCATTTTAGGCCTCATATACAAATAGTTCTCCCAGGTCTTTTGAGCTGCAATTCTTACCTCTTCATGGGTTGGCAACCGGCCACTATTACGATCACCGGGAATAACGTCGATCTGCCCGTATAAACTAATATAATCCGCCCGCTCATTGATCCAGTTTATATATTGATCCACATCAATAACTTTACCCTGCGTCCATGCAGAAAATGCTCCGGAATCTATAAACAGTTTTCCCTTTGCAGTAACATCGTTCTTATATTTATCGACTGCCTTCGCAGTTAAATAACTAAACAAAATGTTGCTTGGTTCTTCCTCATATGCAACTTTCATCACTTCTTCTTTTTCCGGTCCAACAAGATATAAATCCAACACTCTTCTCCTTTCTTCTATTCCCAGCTTATCGCTGCCAGCAAAAAATAAATCCATCTCTTCAATCCTCTTAATAAATTTGTTTACCTGCCTTTTTTCATCGGAAGCTGCATAAGATAAAAGACAATTAAATTGATCTAATAATACTGATGCGCCACCGGCTTTACTTTGATTTGCCCCTGCTAAGTATAAGTCCATTTCCTTTACCTTAGAAATTAGTTTATCAACTAATGCCTTTTGATATCCGTAACTCAATAAACGATTATATCCCATCAGATAAAGATCTAAATATAATTCTTCTGAGATCTTAAATTGATATCTCCCTGCAAAATACAAATCCATTTTACTCCTCCTATATCTGTAATGGCTCCCCGTACCATTGTTTTGTTATCTCCACATCACATTTTACTGGCATATCCAAAATACTTTCGGCTGCTTCTGACATTATACTTGCCAAAAGACTAGAACATTTTTCAACGTTCTCCTTTGGACATTCTGCAATAATTTCATCATGTACCGGAATAAGAAGTTTGAACCCTAAACTTTGCAGCTCTTCTGATTTATTGAGTTTGATCATGGCTAATTTTGTTAGATCAGCTGCGCTTCCTTGTATGCGGGCATTAACGCATTGTCTTGTTGCATCTGCAATCTTTGCCCCATTATCAATAATCCAGATCCCTTCTTTATTTGCTTCTTCAAATATTTTTCGCTTTTCGTTTCCCCAGCATCGGGACAGCTTTCTAAGATAATAGTTGATAGTATCCTGCGGAACTTCTGTTGTATTATATTCTGGTTCATTCATAAAATCAAAATCAAGAAGATCATCATCCTTCGGCGCACCATCTTTCCATTTGAATTCAAACTCTTCTAATTGAAGATCCGGTAGCCTTCTCTTGCGGCCACATACAGTTGTTACATATCCAAACTCATAAGCCATATCTAAAGAATCCTGTTCAAATTGTTTTATCGCTGGGAATCCTCTAAATACACTTTGCTTTATATCCTTCGCCTTTTGTTCTGAGCATTTGAGCTGCTCCGCAATACTCTTTTCCCCGCGCCCATATAACACTCCAAGCAATATACTCTTTGCTTGAGTCCTGCGCTCTTTACCTTTCTTGTTAGTCTTACCAGAAGAATCAAATTCCTTGCATTCTTCGTATGGGACATTAAACGCTTTACTGGCTATCTCTGAATATAGATCCTTGTCAGCCATAAAAGTATCATACATTTGAGAATCCCCAGCTTTACGACATAAGGCTGCAAGACATTTTGGTTCTTGCTGGCTATAATCTGCCGACATTAAAACATATCCATCAGATGCAACAAACATCTTTCTAATATCCTTGTTATGAGATGGTATGTTTTGTAAGTTTGGATCACTACTACTCATTCTCCCAGTATCCGCACCATACTGATTAAACCTGCAATGAATACGCCCATCATTCGGATTAACACATTCAGGCAGCTTCTCAATATAAGTTGTCAATAATTTCTTAATGCCCCTATACTCTAAAATTGCATTAGATATTGGATGATCTAATTTACTGAGGATCTCTTCTCCAGTACCCCGCGGATTCCTTTTATCGGGACATTTTAATCCCAGCACATCATATAACATAATTGCTATCTGAGATGCAGAACTGATGTTGATGGGATATTCAAGTTTATTGTTTATTCCCTGCTCCGCTCGATACCGATCTAAGTCTTCTCCAAAATCATCACACAGTCGGTAAAATTTTTCCTTAGCATCTTCTAACATTTTATTGTATTGAACATTAAGTTGATTTGCATAATCCATATCAAGCAGGATTCCATTATCCTCCATACTTGTGACAGCTTCAATACATGGCATCTCTATATTTTTGAATACCCAATATAACTGTCTCATATCTTCCCGATCATGATCCGCCCTTAAATGCTTCCTCTGATAGCTGCATAATTCATAAGTAATTTCCGGATCATGAGCTGCATATAGATATCCAACAGTTGGTGGGATCATAGTAAATGGAATGCCCTTAAATAAATCATCAAATCTAAACGCATCCCCTTCGCCAGCTAAACAATATTTCTTATGCAAATCTTTTAGATTTTTATGGGGCTCATTTTCATTTAAGATCCGGCCAGCTAAAAACCCATCCCATGTACAGTATATATTTTTGATGCCAGTTTGATTTCGTATAAACCGCAAATCAAAATTAGCATTGAACATATCTATCTCCGGACGCTTTTCTAATAAGCGATTAAACTCCTGAGATACAAAGTCAATGCTTAATTGATTTGGAACAAACTCATTCGTAATATAACTGATATGATTAAGGGGTATGTAAGCAGCTGGCTGCCCTTGCGTAAATGGACATATGCCTGCTATATGATTTAAGAGCGGATCTAATCCATCGGTTTCGGTATCAATGGCTATATATCCATTACCTATACATTCGGTAATAAAATCGTGCAGGACTTCTTCTTCCCGAATGAGCTGATATCGGTCTTTGTATTGTCCAAGATTCTTTTCAACTTCCGCCTTGATCTGGTTAATGCGGGCAAGCATAGTAGATCCACTTCTGACAGTTGATCTTGCTTTAGATATGGAATTAGATTTCCCAGCAATCTTTTTATCCTGAGCTTTATTATTAAGCCTATTCGGCACTTCAAACAACGCCATTGTATTTCTCCTTAAAACAAATGAATCGGGAGTATGGGATTCGAACCCATCGTCTTCGGCTTATAAGGCCGCTGCATTCACCTGCTATGCTAACTCCCATTTATTGCAGGGACAACTTCTGCTTACCTAAGCTTCACTCATTGCCCGGTCCGATTGCATATAACCCTGCATGGATCAGAGTGTCAATCCGTTAAAGTTTTGAACGGGGGAGCTGTTTAGTATACGTCCTCGTTGCTGCGGCGCGAAGGAGTTCTCCGTCTTACCGGGGCTTCCTCTTCCTGCTTACCGCCACGCCGTCTGACGGGGCGAGCTTCTTCCGTATCATCATCCGTCGGCGGGAACTGACCTTCTGTCAGGTAATACTCCATATCTTCCGCCGTCTTATCAAGTACATGATTCCCAAGGATGGGAGACATTGCAGGGAGATCCTCTAACGTAGTATCATCAGGCTGGCCGATCGGATATACATTGTACTGGGTCTGCTGATCACCAGATGCGCCATCACGCTCGATCTCAAATATCTGGCCTACCATATTCGGATACCGGGAAGCCATGCTAGTAAGCTTCTTAAACCAGGTCTTGCCCCGCTCCCATATCTGCACCTTATCCTCGTCAATGTTATAGATCGGGATAAACAGCTTGACAACCGTATATTTGCCTTCGCGGCAAAACGGGCATACATCAACCGGATCCTTATAATCCCGCAAACAGTTAACGTATCTCTTACGGGGTCTGCCATTCTTGCCCATTAGGACTCTACCATTTTCATCGACCATATCGATTTCATGGACAGTATCCCCTACAATATCATCAACGCTGGCATACATAAATCTGACCTGCGCCACTTCCTTATCTTCTTTGAGCTGAAAGAACCCAGCTCCTCCTTGGCCGCCGTACTTATCGACCTCGTCATGTCTAACTCTTGCCATATTACTTGTCCTCCTTCTTAGATTTTGTAGTGCCTTCGTTCTTGGAGATGCGATAATTTCTCCCAGCTTTCAGTAGAGCCTTGATCAGCTTCTTATCCTGCGCGGACAGCTTGTCCGTGAATTTGTATACCGCCCCAAACATATGATTGATAGTTGAAGTGGGCTGAGTCATATCCTCAGTAACCACAATCGGCTTAACAGCAATCGTCAGAGAGCTCTTGCTGTAATTAAACTTGCAATACATATGGCCGCCTACCTTAAACGCATTCATCTTGATGTCCTTAGCAGGGCTGAAGATCTCATCCCCATATGCAGCTACCTGATCATAGATCCACTGCTTGTCCTCAGTGATGTGAGCTGCTTCCTGTTTAGGCTGGCGCGGCTTACGAGCTGCCTTTTTCTTGGCTGCATCAGCCTTTGCCTTTGCCTGAGCTGCGATCTCCTTACCAACCTCAGCCAGCGGAGTACCATCGCCTGCTACCTCAGCCTTCAGATCTGCCAGCTTCTCCGAACCGGGCATAGGAACCAGATTTTCCTCAACAATCTCATAGGATTCGATCTTAGGGCACTCAATGCCAAGATCCTTCTTCTGCTGCATAACCTCCTCAACATAAGCATCCTGCTCCTGAGCCTGCTCATCCTCAACCTTCTTCCACCATCTCTTGAAAGTGGATTCTGAGATCTCGGTGATCTTGCCATCAGCATACTGCAGCTGAACCGTTTTGAATTTCTCATTCCTGCCAATTACCGTCGCCATCTGTACTTCTTTGCTTCTCTTGTTCATGTAAGTCATGTCTTTTCCTCCTTAGAAATAAGTTTGTAGGGTTTGTAGTTTCGATACGATATTAAGTTGTAGGAACCTCCTTTCTATAGTGAGTTGATATATTCCTCGGCGTCCTGCTCACTGGCAAAACTTCCGATGAATCCCAGCTTGCCATATACGTCAACCCCCATGGTCGACCGGCCAATAATGATTGTGAATCCCTTATAAATGTACATACGCACCTCCCATCGTAAATATTATACGATGTATTTTCTGACATTTCAACCCTTATTTTGTATTTTGCAGGGCTTCAAGAATCTGCTTAGTAATATACGAATTTGTAGATCCGGAACGCATGACAATTTTTATCTTACTAAGATCCGCTCCGGATTTTCTTAACTTTCTACATATGGCATCAAACCTCATCAATAAATCCCTATCTTGTTCTTTCATAGCACTTTCTCCAATCTTTTTAATTCTTCCCCGGTACATTCATTTGCATCTTTACGTCCACCGGGCAGCAAGTATTCAAATATCAATTTATTTGTAACATTCTTTTTAATTCGCTGGCGAGCCTGCATCCCTGCTTTATCCATATCGGTACAAAGGATCAGTTCCCTGCATGGCAACTCTCTAAGCTGCTTGTATTGCAACTCCGTCCCAAGACCATTCAGCGCCACCGCACATCTTTTAATTGTCCAGAATGATAATGCGTCAAGCATTGATTCGCATACAATGACTGCTGACGGGAATACTCTTTGTTGATATAATTCGAAAAGTCCGTAGAGTGGCTTTTCGGCTTCTTTCGGATAATTAAAATACTTAGTATCAACAGACCGACGGGCAACAAATAATGTGCCACCAGATTTATCCCGTACAGGAAAAGTAATGCAGCGAGTATCTTTATCATACCCAATATCAAACTCCTCAATAACTTCATCTGTTAACCCCCTCTCATACATGTATGGATGATAGTATCTATAGTGCTCTAATATTTCTTCTGGAACATAAGTTATTTGTTTTTCTTGTGTCTTGCCTCTGCTGAGCTGCAATTCGATCGGCTTTCGATCCTCGACCTGAATAGTTGCATAATTTTTCAGTAACCACTTCCATCCAAAAGATCCAACCTGATCATTGATATATCCAAAGCAATATGAAATGACTTCATTAAGTTCGTGGATCTCCCCACATGCAAAACAATGAAATTTGCCATCGCTTTTTCTAATCCCAGCACTAGGTCTTCGTTCATTGTGATATGGACAGCATACCATGATATCATTCCCGATATCTTTTATCTTATCAAATTTTTGCAAGCCTTGCGTAGCCAGCTGCGCATCGATCTCCATCAATATATCATTCAGGCTTGCATTAAATTCTACGCCATTGATTTTCATTAGAAAACATCCTCGTTGCTTTCTTCTTTTTCTTTTGGCTTTCTTTCCCTGCGCCTTATCGGTTCATCATTATTCAGAACAGTTGGTATAAACTCACCAATATTAGCATTCCATGTATAAGCAATCTTTCCACCAACTCCTCCGTTCCTTTGCTTCTTAACCTGAATGATCAAAGTATTGTCTTTTTGCTTTAATGAAATAATCTTGCTGGCATTGTAACTAATACCATCGCTGTCCCTGATATTTTCCAACTCAGGGAGATCATCTGTATTCTTATCAGTAATGCCGCCCCGGTTTGCTTGTACAACTGCCAGTACCGGAACTCCGACTTCCATTGATAGGCTCATAAGATCCTCAGCTATGTTTGTCAGAGAAGTGGTTTTATTATCGTTTCTGCGACCCCGCTCATCACTTAAATATGTTATGCCATCAATGGCTATAATATCAAGATGATTTTGCTTTATCCAGTTCCGTAACTTTGTTACAGTTATTTGCCTATTGAAGTCATTGGGGGTAGCAACTAAAAATTGATTTTCCTTAGTAAGCAGATCATCTATATAAGTCCGGTATTCATCTTCTGCGATGTTATTATTACCCCACATAAGACCTTTATTATCAAAATTCTTATACAAAGTATCAAACCTATATCCGATACTGCTGGCTCCCATTTCCGGACTAATATAGCCAACATTAAATCCGATCTCCCATATATGAGAACATATTTTTTCAAGCAGCCATGACTTACCTTGATTTGTTCTTGCAAAGATCACAAATAATTCTTCTCTTCGCTGAATCCCATGAATTAGATCATCAAGCTCCGGTAACCCAGTTGTAAAGAACCATTCTTTTTGATGATCCCTTCTTTCAACAAATTCATCATATCGCTGCTTTGCCTGCGATATAATATCAATTCCTCCCAGCTTATAAGAAGGTTGTAATTCTTTTGTGGCCTGCAACATGTATTCAGCAGCTGCATTAGCATCCGTCTGTAACAGATCAGCAATCTTCTGAACAATGGGAACTGATTTTTGAAATAAATATTCTTCCCGAATTGTTTCCACCAAATAACGATCACTTTCGGTAACCTCAACCAATTCTATATTATCAAACTTACTTAGAAAGGTCGCTTTGTCAGGAGTGTTGCCGTACTGCTTATAATGATCCAATATGAAATTGTATTCGTCTTCGTATTCTATGAAATACTCTTGGGTAAGTTGATTGTTTTCGATAATATCTATGCTGCCAGTTTGAAGGCATTTTGAAAGAATCTGGAGTGCAACCATTATCTCATATCCTCACTTTTCAATTCTATTATCTCACTGCAATTGTATACCCTGCTTACCAACCGGCTACCAATATGCTCTGTTAATTCTTCAACAGAAGTATAATTGCTTGTAAATATGTTGGATCGGTTTGCCTGCTGCCTTGCATTGATATAAACAAGCAGCTGAGTGTAATCATATTCACTTACTTTACCCGCTCCTATATCATCCCATATGACGAGCGGGGTTTTCTTTACGTTTTCCAAATAACTATTAGATAATGGGTTGTCAAAATGCTTTAACGAGGTTAAAAATTCCGGAACATATATAAACAATCCCAGCGGCTCAACAGGACCCCATACATCCCATTCTAATTCAAACAGCTTATACATGATCTTGATCGCCCAGCTTGTTTTTCCATTACCAGTATATTTGCTGCATATGTAAAGATTACTTCCATCTTCAACAAACCCATCCACAGTATCCTTTATCTCTTTCAGGCGAAGAAATTGTTTGAGATCTTTCCCATCGCAATCCAAATTGATGGGATGATGTAAATTCTCCGGAACACCAGATAAATTCATTAAGGCTTTAATAACCGGATATTTTACGCAAGTATTACAATCTTTATCGCATACCTTTTTATACCAGCAATCAGAAATGGTATACGCGTTCATTTTTATCCTCCTTTGTAGCTCTTGGTGCAGATGCTAACCCATCTATGGATTTCTTTTTGCCATTATATTTTCCCTCTAAGATACTGAGAAATTTATCCTCCCTAAAAATGAAATCAAAATCTGCAACCCAGCCTCTGTCATTTTTTCCGGTTAAAAAATCAGATGCATTTGCTTTATCAAATACCTGGATTATTTCGTCCAGCGAATACTTTTTAAGGATAGCCCGGATAGCCTTTTTCCTTTTTTCTGATAATTGCCTTGCTTTTGGTAATTTGTTACATCGATCATTGTACAATTCCAATACCCGATTTTCGCCCTTATCCCCTTTATCCCTTTCTATATCTATATCTTTTTTTACTTCTATAAGCCCTTTACTGCTTAATGGCTTATTAAGACTATTATCTAGATTATCTATATGGCTTATATTATTGGTGAACCTTAGGTGCATACCATGAACCTTAGGTGCATACCCCCCATGAACCTTAGGTGCATAGTATGCAACATAGGTTACTCCATTTATAATTAATTGTTCTTTTGTAATAAGATTGCGGGAAATAAGATTCTTCAGATTTTTTTGAATGCCCTGCTTTGTAGCTCCACACCAATCGGCTAAATATTGCAGGCTGCCAGTAAACTTTTGGTTTTCGATTTGACTGAATCCATATATAGTGGCGTATACAAGTAAATCATTACCGGTCAATCCCAGCTCCGTTCTCATCCATCCTTGTATTTCTAAGAAATTGGTTTCCTGTACTTGCATGCCGTCCTCCGATAAAACCGGGCTTGCATAAATGCAAATGCGGTTACATTTATGCAAGCCCTTCTGTAGCTTTCGTTATAAGGTTTCTTGTTGCAAGAGTTCCGCATAACTCCAGCTACCTTTTTAATGAACCATGCAGCTCACAATTCTATAATACTCATTGACATATATAAGTCAACCTTTTTATTTTTGGTATGCCTTATATGCATCCTCGATCTGGTTGTCACATTCAGCATTAACAGTATCCCATAGCAATTTTCTTTCCTGCTCCAGATCCACACCTTCGACTGCTGGGATCAATCTTTCTTCGCAAGCTTCGATTGTATAGAAGGCATCCCCGATCTTAATACTTGCCCTGCTCGTAAACCGGATACTTGTTGTGACAGCTTTCTGTTCATACTTCTTCTTTGTGGCCATTATTTTTTCTCCTTTGCTTTTTTGATTGTAAGGCGCTCTTCCTGCTTATCGGTATAACATGCCTTCAATTTAAGCAGAACCGCCTTATCTTCAATGTCACCATTAAATATGGCGGTTTCTAAAGCATCCTGATCGATATATTCCTTTGTCCTGATATAAGGACATTGCTGGGATCCATTATGGGAGATCCAATAGTCTTTCAGGATTTCAAGCATCTGCTCTTCATTAACAATATGCTTGGTTGCCACTACATAAGACATTACCCAGCCATCTGCTTCTATATTATTGACAGAAAGCTCCCTGCATATACGCTTTATTTCCTTGTTATCCGCCTCAATTAGCGCTTTTAATTCATCAGCCTTAGATTTATTCGCCCCATAGGCTGGAATAAGCTGTATGAGCTTATTTTGGAGCTGATTTGCTGGCTCCTGCCTTACCTCTTCTACCGGGTTTTTTACTCCTAATACTTTTCTTGCCATCTTCTTTGACCTCCTTCTTATAATATCGCTGGGTTGTTTTGCCCATGATACCATTTCTACCTTTTGGAAGTGCCTTCTGAAATTCGATCAGTTTTGACAGATCTTCCCTTTTCCAATAGCGTCTACTTTTTTCAGTATCTTTTGTATACTCCGGAAGCAGCTGCGCAATTTCATTGTCCGGATTTTCCTTCTTAAATCGATACCAAAAATTCAAAGTATTTTCGCTGATGCCCAGCATTACTACTACCTGTTGTGCTGTTAAGTATTCCATTTCTATCCTCCTTTATCCATCATCATAACAGCTAATCTCCTTTCCATAGGGCTTGTAGGTTTATCCTATTATTAGCTGAGCAAATAGTTCAGCAATTCTCTCTTATCTCCGGCCAGCTTGCCATCAACCATAGCATCCGCCATCATACCTTTCTTTTCAACAATTTCATGAATGCGCTCATCAATTGTATCCTTACACATCAAGGTATAAATTGTAAGATTGTTTTTCTGTCCAATTCTATGACAGCGGTCAACACATTGTTCTTTCAAAGCCATGTTCCAAGGCTCATCCAAAAAGATCTCAACTGTCCCAGCAGTTAATGTAAGGCCCGTGCCCATTGCACCGGAAGTTCCGATCAATATCTGAATGTTACCATTCTGAAAATCTTCAACTATATGCTGGCGACGATCATCTGGAATTTCTCCAGTTATACAAGCTACATTATAGCCAGCATCTTCTAATCGGTCAAGTACAGGATCTACCATTTGAGTCCAATTTGTAAAGATAACAACCTTCTTATTATTACCGGTAGCTTCCTCAACTAACTCCATCATTCTATCTATCTTAGCCGATTCCATTATGGTACTGGATAAGATCCCAGTAAAACCAGTTGCTTGTCTCATACGGATCAATTCTGCTAAAGGATTTGGAGATATAGAAATCTGATCAATGTTGTCTTTGATTTCCTGCGTCACTTCCTTATAAACTTTCTTCTGCGCAGGCAGCATATCCACAAACTCATCAATATAAGTTTTCTCCGGAAGATCTAAAACTTCTTCTTTTTTGCGGCGCAGCATAATTTCATTAAGTCGATCCTGCAATTCATCTAAGTTCTTATAACCGACAACTTGATAGCCACCAAATCCACCATATACACAGTAATGTTTCTTGAAGCTGTAGAAGGCATGCTTTTCATACCCAAGCCATTTCAAGATAATAAACAGATCCATAGGCTGATTCATAAGGGGCGTTCCAGTCATGGCAATCATTGTTTCTGCCTGCAGCTGCAAAATACCTTTGCCCTGCTGAGTGGATGGATTTTTACATTTATGACATTCGTCAAATGCTATCATACCGATAAGCCCGCATTCGCATGCCTGCTTCAAAGCATTCGCAATAACCTCATCCCGCAATGATTCTACATTTGTGATAATGAAATATTCATCATGTGCTGGGAGATCAATAATGTCATTATACTTGTCCTGATTGCTTCCAATAGAGATTCGATTGCCTTTTGTTTTCTGACCAAGGATCCAAGCATCTTCATTAGAATGAGTATAAACCTCATTACGCCAGTTCCACTTCAAACCATTAACGCCGCAAATAATAAGGCAATGCTTATATCCTTTCGCGAGCTTCTTGGCAACCGCAATATCAATAACCTGCTTAGTCTTGCCAAGTCCCATTTCATCTCCCAGCAACCATCTGTCATATTGCAGGCCATAGTTAAAACCAGTTATCTGATGTTCATAGGGAGTTGTTTTGAAGTTGAATCCCTTCGGCATAACTGCCTTCGGTTTTTCTAAAGATACATACTGGCCACTGATATCGAAATCCTGATCCGGTAATGCCTTTACAAAATCTCCCAGCTTATTCAATGGGAGCTCCCACTTCTTTTCATCCGCATACCAAAACTTAGTTGGAAAAGTACGAATGACCTCGACGATTTTCATATCGAAGTCAAAGGTAATGAATAATGAAAAATCTCCATTCAATCTGTTTGCCTTGTCTATAGTGATTTTGATCATTTTGTTTCCTCCTATATATGCCCGTATAGCCGCTAGCCCAGCTCCTGATATTTAAGCCATCGGATTAATAAGTGTTCTAAAATGATAACACTGGATGTTATATCCACCGGCTCCGATGGTCTGTACTTTTGCTTTGCCTTTTGTTCCAATAATGAAACCATTCAGATCATCCTTTGCTCCAATACTTAAGTTGCTGGCATCCGTGATCTGTCCTACGATTGCATTTGTTCTTTCAATAATGAAATCGTATTTACGGTTGGCTTCCTGTTCCAGATCTTTGTCCAGCTTTTTCAGATCCAGCTCATTTCGATCCATGTATTGGATGATCCAATTCCATTTCGAAAGATAAGCTTCTCTGACCTTATGCTCTTCTTCTCGCAGCTGCTTGCGTTGCTCCTTCTCGGAATAAGGAATCTTCCAATTCATCAAATCACAATAGTTACGTTCATATTCTGCATATTCCTGCTTTGCTTCCAAATATGCAGGCACTGCGTCGATATAGTGCTGGCGAACCCTTGCCTTCCAGTTATCCAGGAATTGAGTGATAACAACCACATTGCGGCTTGCTGCCTTTTCCAATTCCTGCATCAACTTCTCATTATAATCTGCTAATGCCTTTTTTGCATCCTCTAAATCTTTCAATGCCCAGCGCTTATCCTGTTCGCTGTAATAATACGGGTTGACCTCCCAGTCAGTTGATTCCGCCATCGCGATACGATCCAGCTTCTTTACAATCTTGGCAATTTCTGCTTCCTTGCCTGCAATCCTCTTCTTTAAAAATTCTACACTTGCCATTCTGCTACCTCCTTTGTGGTTTATAGTGTTTGTAGTGGAGAAGCTTTGCTGTCCTGCCAATATCGACCGCGTAGCTTGATTACCACGACCGGTACCCGGTTTTGCAATATATCAGCCCTCGTAAATATTATACGATATATTTATGGTAAATACAACCAAAAAATAAAAATAGCAGATTTCCGTAGAAACCCACTATTTTCAATAATTTGATGGCATTTAGAATTCAATATTTGAAAGGTTTTCTTCTATTATATGGCGTTCTTCAGGTAAATCGGTGCTGTTATATAGGATATGCAGAAACTCCAATACTTCTTTGCATATAACCGCAATATGAGTTAATACGGCTTCCTTTTCTGTCCCAGTTAATTGATATTGCCTTTTAATATCACAATAACGTTTATAGCTGGGGAGTATATCAGTCAATTCCTTCCCTACCACATCATTTTTAATTGCTGACACTTGATTTAAGGCTTCTGAATTAAAATGTCTTACAATGTATAGGGACGCCAGCTTTTCACAGTTGTTAAAAGTTGTATCGTTGTCCTCCAATTCTTGAATTGTATTCTCTACCAGCTGCATATCTAACATATGCTCACCTTCAATTCTTCTTCACATAGCTTTTGATATTTCTTATGCTTGCGTCCCTGCTCCTCGATGATCATAGTCATATCATAATTGGTTGCTTCTTTATTCAGCCAATAGCGTTCAGCCTTTTTAAGCTCACAGTCCACATCCTCTATAAACTCTTTAACCTTCATGGCGCTGGCTACTTCATTTATGGCAATCAATTCTTTATACATCTGTTCATAGAGCTTCTTTGTATCCCGCTCCCATTCAACCCATTTTGTAAGACCATTCTTTACTCCATTCTGTTTTGTTGAAATATCAACATCAGATCTTACATGGTTATACCAACTGTCCGGTATGAGATTTGGATCCTCAATTTTTTCTTCGGGAATCAAATTATCATGATGATTGATAAAGTACCTATTCAAACTTCTATATCCCAGCGTTTCTTTCAAGAAATGGTATTCATGGCATCTTTTATAACCCTTCAATCCGAGAAAGTCATAATAGTTTGCCATTTGATCATGGATCATCATTCCTTTTATCATATGAGATGCCAGCTTACTATATATCTCTTTCAGTTCCATTATTTTCCTCCAATAATTTTATGATATGGTCGAGCTTGATATCCTGCATCTCAAGATGGGAATGGATCTCCTGTAATAACATTTCAGCTTTATCTGCTAAATCATTTTGCAATTCCTGCTTATCGGATTGAGTTACATTTTCATCGAGATTTATTAAACCGATAACAAAACTCATCACGGTCAATATATCCAAGAAATCAAGCTGACCATTATTTGTCATATCAACATACCTTCGTTACTACAATATTTGCATCCGTAAAAGTTGCAGATGCAGATCCAGTATTTCTTACCTGTATATTAGTTGGCTGACTGCAGCAGCATTTCGTATTATTTTCTGATACCGGAACAAGGGTTACAAACGAAGGCGAAGTGCCAGTTGATTGAGCCTGCGGTAGAGCCACACCATCTTTGAATAACTGAATAGTAGCTGCCGTAGCAGAACTTGCATCTACTGATACCATATATACACCGCATTTATTCAATTCTATAGTAGATACCCCATTTAATTTAACCGTACATCCTTTTTCGATAGAAGTATTGTTAAAAGGTATTGCCGTATCCTGTGGTACTGTTACATTCAAACTATATGCTTCTAACATTTACTCATCCTCCTTGTTAAAAATAAGAGGAGCAGTTGCCCACTCCTCTCGATACATAGGCATACTATATATGCTCACCAAATATAAATTTGTTTATACTCCACAACCACATCCGCAAAACGGACTCATTCCAGCATTGTAAGTCCAAGAGTTAGGATATCTTACAACACCATTGGTAGCCTGCGCCAGCTGTAACTGATTAACCTGTGCCTGCAAAGCTTCAATCTTATCCTGCGCCAGCATATCTTTTACCGACTGGATCTGCGCTGTGATATTTGCATTAGTAGCTGCATCTCTCATAGCGCCGTCATAATTTGTCTGCTGAATTAACTGCTTCGTCTCACAGCAGCATTCATTCTGCTTTGCAAGAAGGTTTGCCTGACCTACCTGTAACTGTGCAATATCTCTCTCAGTTTCATTGTAAAGATTCTGCATGGCCATCAAGCTATCATGGAATGTCTGATTAGTAGCTGCGATACCTGCCTGACCCTGAGCATTCACTGCTGCGAGAATGTCTCTGGTCTGTGCCTGAAGATTCTGGTTATCGAATCCACGCTGCACTTCATTAGATGTAGCGAGGTTCTCATAACCGATGGCATTATTAAAACCGCCCCAGCCAAAACCATTGCCACCCATCATTGCAAGAATGAGAAGTGCGAAGATCCAGAAACCGCCACCGCCGAAACTGTCAACGCCATTTCCACCAATAGGCATTACCGGCATAATTCCCGTACCGTTATCCATTTGTTTTCCTCCTTTAGATTTTGTATATATTAAGCGTTGCGCATCGCTTGTATGATTTGATCCGCATCTACATTCATTTGCTTTGCAAGATCTCGAAATGCCTTTTCCGGATTTCCATTAGCAGCTTGTATCAAAGAATTAACCTGCGGATTTCGTTGAAGCATTTGTTGAATCATTGCCTGCGGATTACTCATAGTCTTAAACTGCTTTATGAGATTTGTGATATTACTTGATAATTGGCTTTGCGGATTTAACTGCTGATACAGATTTGTCATTTGCGTTCTCCTTCATTATTGATTTAACCAAAGAAGCCAGCTCATCTTTCTTAACATATCCGGTTAGATCTACATTTGGAGTTGAAGTATTAGTTATCTCTTCAAATCTAAAAGTCCTCAAATTACACATACCTACATTATCGGATACCTTTATATAGAAGATCCCATCGTTCTCACTATCTAATAAAATGCAATTAGATGCTGGCATTAACTGAAAAGCCTTTGCCCCTTCAATTCCCTGCACCCAGTTTATACCATTATGGTTTTGCTGGGCGACATAATTCATTTGCGGAAACATAGGGTTTGTTATTGTTGGATTGATCATGGTTTATACTCCTCCTCGATAAGTTAGATTGAGATTGAGTATATGCAAAGAATGCATATACCGGAGAACAATTTAATTCTTTCATTATGTTTTTAAGATCATTACTTATATCTTTCATACTCTTATTGTAAATAAAAAAGAATCCCACTAAATGTAGGATTCTTATACAAAAATTCTATTGATAAATATATGTTATTTGTCCCTTAGATCTGCAACTGCTTGCTCAAGCTTATAAGTACGCTCGATAACAGAATTATGCTTCTCAACCTGCTTTGCTAAATCATCGAATTTTGTTTCTATGATTTCAACTTTCGTATTTATTTGAGAAAGTTCATTTTGCAGGGAATGGATTTCTGCATGAGTTTGCTGATGATATTCATCAAGCGTTTTCTGCATATCCTCCCTTGTTTTATCTCTTTCTTTTCTTGCGGACATTTGCCATGTTCCCATCGAAACAAGAAGCGTTACTCCACCTGAAATTAAAGCGCATGCAATTTCTGCATTCATAATTTTATTCTCCTTACATATATTTATCCATAAACCATTGAATTAGCAGGCATATAATCGTCATTACTATTCCAATGGATAATACAAACAAAAGAGCCATATCTATATCACTCGTTTCATTTTATCTTTTACTCTTCTTGCCAGCTTAGAAACTTGAGCTTCTGATACATTCATTTGTAGAGCTATTTGTATATTAGAACAATCCTGCGAACGTAAATTAAAATATAATAATTCATCCGGAGTGAAATTGCAAAGCTCTCTAAATGTATTCAGTTCTGGTACAGTGAAATCTCTAAGCTTCATTTATGTTGTCTTGATATATTGCAGGGTAACATATACAGTCACCTCCGCTGCGGTAACATAGGCGATATATATCTGCAATGCATTTTCCCGAATGTTAATATTTGCGGACTTATAAGTAAACATTGCGGATGCACCGCTGCCTGAATAAGTATCGCGACCAAACGCTGTAAAATTACCCGAATCTAACAGAATATATCTAACATCAACAAAAGTCTTATTTGAAACATCAAAATCAGAAAAAGAATGCCATGACTTGTTTCCGGTTGAAGGAATTGTTTTCGTTAAAGTAATCTGATATAATGGCGATCCATCTATCCATCTACCAACGACTTTTTCAGTTGTAGAATAATCATTTGCAGAACCATTCAAATAAGGTCGTATACCTTGATAAAAATCCTGCAAATCGCTTTTTGTTACCATTTTATTTGCTGACATTTATCTCCCCTCCTTTAATCCGTTGTCTTGGTGTACTGAATGGTTATCCAATAATCAGTCGAACTGTTTGAAGAACTTCTCCACTCTATATTTTCGTCATAATAAAAAACATCATACATAGATGATTGACTTTGATAATACGGTATAGAGAATTGATATCCTGAAACAACTACATTACCTCTAATATTTATAAAATGCTCCGGCGATAAACTAGATACTGAAAATAAACTTGTTGATGTTGATGCAACTGTTCCCGAAAAAGTTTTCTGATAAATGGGTTTTCCATCAATCCATTTACCAACAACTTGCTCACCTGTCGAATATTCTTGGAAATTATCTCTCGCGACCGGTAATGGAGTAATAACATCATTCATATCTGCCGCGGTCATCTTATCTGTAGAATCCTGATAAGCAGTTGTATCAATAGTACCATCATTTTTAATAAGACCGGCCGTGGAAGATTTCTGCGGATAATTTGATAAATCAACAAACCCCGAAAGTAAATCAAATTTATAAGTAGAACTACCAATATCAACAACGGCTACATTATCACCGACGTTAATTGTCTTGCCTGCGCCACCTACAAAGTCAGCAGTTGTTGTCCCGCTATCAGTTACATTATAAACATTGCCAAGATTGCTAGCAATTAAAAGACTTGAAGTAAGCTGGGCAACTGTCTTATCTCCGCTTGGTTTATATACACTTGAAAGGGCCGCATCAATAGCAGTCTTTACCGCTCCACTTTCAACAAGTGCTGTAGACCCATCTGTCACCGCATTTGTGCTATTCTTAGCAGCTGCGGTTCCTAGTGTAGGCTTATTTTTGATATAATCTAATTTTGTATTATCTGACTGATCATAATCTGACTGGATCTGAGCGGCTGGAATGTCGCTTGCAGTCGCCAGCTTATTTGATGATGTTGCTCCTGAAGGAATAACTCCTTCAATAGCAGTCACCCTTCCTGATAATGCAGTATCATCATATACAGTATCTGTGAATACTGCATTCGCCGGTACATCTTTTGCAACGGTATGATTATTTACTTTTTCTGCATTATCAACAATGCCATTATTGTCCGTATCATAAACGGACTTTTTCATGTCGCCATCGCCACTTCCTCCACCACCGGAGCCAGCTAATGCAGATGCTAATGCAATTACTTCAGCTTCTGTTACTGCTTTCATATGTTTAATCTCCCTTCATCGTTATTTCCATACCCATGTATGCGAGCTGTTAAGACAACCGACATCAAATGCGGCAGTTCTTACAATAGAACCAGCATCTAAATCAACATCGTCCCACATCCCTTCAACATCTTCGCCGGTAATGGAATTTGTCACTTCAGATTTTGTATCTGCATAAAGAGATACCATCTGAGCTTTCTTCCCTCCTGTTTGAGATTCTCCTAAGACGCTTAACAGTTTTATCATTTTCTATCTCCTCCTTTCATAATGCCCTTTATGATGAAAAATAATAATATCAATTCAAGTATGCACCCTATTGTTAAAACAATATACATATCAATCATAAAAATTCTCCCATTATTCTCCAATAGCAATCCACCACGCTGATTTCACGGCACAGTTTGCATTATTATTTGTTGTGATCGAAACCGAACCACCATTTATATTTAGAGTTGCTATATAAACAGCTGTTCCAGCAGTACCAAGAGGTTTATCGATATAGCTACCTGCGGTGGAACCATTATTATAAAATCCTTGATAATTAGTTGAGGATACATCGTAATTATACTGGCCCGAGCAGCGTATATTTGCATTTCCTTTGGACCCATTGTAAAAAATATAAAATCTTTTGATGCTGGTTAAACCGGTATTGAAAGAAGTTCCGGTATTTGCACCTTCAATATCTGGGCAAGTACCGTACGCGCCTGCTGTAGGTGGTGATTGATATAAATATCCACCGGAAACACTCAAGTTATACATTTTGCCTATTGATAACCAAGGTGGGTTAGAGCTGGATGGAGTTACAGTTTCATAATTATCAATAATATATCCGCCATTTCCGGTTATTCTATATATATAGCCAGCATATACAGGTGATTGAGTGGGGTTTGACGTTGGCGTATGTTCAATATAATCCTTAATTGCATATCCGGCCTCTGTCGGTTCATATATTTGTCCGCTTATCATATAAACAGGCTGATTTGAAGGAGTAATTGGTGCTGGTGTAACGCCACCGCCGGTACATCTATACATTGGCATATTTCTTACCTCCTTTTATTTTATCTCGATTCCACAAGTCGTTACATTATCAGAAGTTTTGAACTTAACATTCATAGATCCATTTGATGTAGATACGCTTGTAGGCGCAACTCCGAACACGTTACAATAATAATCGTATCTCCCGGTTGTTGTTATTCTTGCATCTGTAAAAGCGAATGTTCTTGTCCCACTTGAATCCGTATATGTTGATTTTTCAATATAATCTGGTAGAGCATCCGTCAACTGCTTGTTGGTCATTGCATACGGCGCATAAGTGCTATCAGGGTCACTCGCAAGGCGTAGCATCGGCTTTAATGTGATACCGCTTGCGTTCGTACCATTTGTAACAACAATAGACAGATTCCATACGGCACTTGTTATATCGGGGAATACAAAAGTGTTTCCACTACCGTTATCTTGATATACGTCACCGTCACGAATCCATAGTTGAACACGAATGTTACCCGACAAACCACCCGTCAATGTGACACGTTTGCCTTTCAGCCTATTAGAAAAGCCAGAGTTGGTATCATTTGAACGGAAGGTATAAACCGCATTTGCCCCACTAGCAGTACCACTCATGCTAATCGTTCCGTCTGAATTAGCAGTAAAAGTAACACCAGCCGTGTCAACTTTTGTATCACCGTCTTGATACGGATAAACAAGTAAATTCTTTGCCCCTAAAACCGCCTGTTCACTTCGGTCAAACTTGCTATCTTTGACCGGAACGTAATAAGGCTCATATGTTGGGTCAGTTTCGGTGGAAAGGCGTAGCATCGGCTTGAACAGAAGGTTGCTTGCGTTGTAGCCGTTGTTTATTCTAATTTCAACAGAAAGTGCCGTTGAAGAATCCGCTGGAATGTCAACACCTTCGCCGTAATCATATATGTCACTTCCCGACATACGCCATTTAAGCGAATAGCCATTTGAAGAACCGCCAGCCGGACAACCACTCATGATTAAGTCACGATTTCCCGTTGTTACATTTGTTGCAATGGGCAATACTGTTGTCGCACTTGCAGTTCCATTTACAAGAACAGAACCGTCAGCATTTACAGTAAACGTTACGTCATTGATAACCTGCGAATACGCAACGTTTTTAAGTAAATTCTTCCCTTCAACAACTTCCGCATCCCGGAAAGTCTGCTTGACCGTTTCGTGGTAAGGCTCATAGGTCGAATCGGATATATCGCCATGACGTAGCATAGGGTAAATCTTTACATTGCTTACCTGCTTATCTTTTGCTATTCTTATGCGAACAATGATCGCGGTATCTGCTGATAAGGTAAAGGATTTTGACGTACCGCTTTCAACCCTATACAGTTCGTTATAACTTGTATCAAGTATTTGTATGCAACCAAACGTAGATGCGTCTGCGCCTTGCGAAAGAATGTAATCTCCGGCTTTAAGCGTAAACGTATTCAGTTCCAAAAAGGCATTTGCGCTTGCCGTACCGTTCGCATTAACAGTTCCGTCTGCGTTTACCGTGTACGTTATATCGCTTTTAACTGCTGATTCCGCTTTGTTTTCAAGAAGGTTCTTCCCCGTCCATCCAACAGTATCTCTAATCAAATCTTCATCGGCTCCGCCACCACCACCTGACTGATTGACCCATGTAACATCGTAATCAGTAGCAGATGCTTTTGCCAGCACTTGATTAGCGGATCCTCCTGAAGGAAGTCCATGAGCTGTTGCATCTTCAGCTAATACCGTCCATGTAGCACCTTCGCTGGGCGTAACATCGATCACGTTATCTTGCTTGCAAACCCAAGACTTGCCATTGTAGCGCACCCAATCAAGATGCGAATAAGTTGTACCTGCGCTATAAGTGCCTTTCGGCATTAAAACAACTTTTCCGATTGATTCCATGCTTTTGTTCTCCTAAACAAAATTAAAGATTCCAAATTTTGCAATAAAAATTGATCTGCAAGTTACTTTTCTTGTATGAGGCACTTCCGTTAGATTCTCTTATTTTCATATCCAAAACAGGTATTCCGTAATAAATGTATGTACCCGTATCATATCTTTGCGGAACGCCCATTGCCGTCAATGAAGAACAGTTTACCTCGCTACTCTGCGGGGTACAGTAATAATTTAACAAAAATTCTTGTTCTGCTTGTGAATATGTATGACCGAAAATCTTTGCGAAATTAGATACTGATGCTGGCGGCGCATCTGTTAAAGCTATGAGATAATTCCTTGAATAAACATGAATAATATCACCAGCCGAACCGCTTTCGCTAGTTCCGCTATCCGATGAACCACCTTCTATTACATCCCCAAAGATAATAGGACTAATCACGTTATTTTCCCACTTGCCGGATGTTGAATTGTAAAGCAAAATCTGTCCGTTTGAAGGACTACTGACAGTAACATCACTTAAAGACGAAAGGCTGGTAGCACCGCCACCGTCTTGTACTATCATCATCCAATATGTGCCCTCAGACGGCGTAATGTTTGTAATGCCGTCAACTTTACACATCCACGACTTACCGTCATAGCGTACAATATCCAAACTATTATATGT